CACCAAAACCACCGCGCCCGCGGCCGTAGTTAAAAAATAAACTCCTTGGGCCCCGCACTTGATAAACCCGTAACCGTCGGTGGCGTCGGGCAGATTAAAGGTCGCGTCGTCGGCCAAAGCGTCATAACGAAAAGTTTTCATCTTCAATTCATCGAGCTGCATTTCGCCGTTGCCCTTGGCTTTTAAAACCGGCCGGTTGGTGTGAATGTAGGCGATCCCGGTATTGGCCGCGGTAATGGCCGGTACAGTCAAAGCAGTGTCGGAAGTCACGGTGGTGACGACCACGGAAGTAATCACCGTGCTGCCGCTCAACCAAATCGTATCGCCCGCGCGCAAGACATCCGTGAAATGGGTCGTGGTGCCGGTAATGGCTGTGCCGGCCGCGCTATTGGTCACGGTGCCGTCGCCCTGAATCCAAACGCTATAAGCGGCCCCGCTGTGCGCGGCGGTAATCGCGCCCACGGTAATCAAAGTGTCGGACGTGATCGCGCTGATCGCGACCGGAGCAGTCCCGGCCACGGAGATATAATCGCCAATCTTGCAAGACTCGGTAAAATAAGTCCCGGTGCCGGCCACGGTTGTGCCGCTGGCGATATTGGCGACCGTGCCTTCCCCAGCAATGTTTTGACTCACCGTGAATTTAGCTAGGGGATAGGGTTCGCCGATCCCGACGCGGCCCTCCACAATCAACCCGTCCGTGGGCGGGGTCACGGCGATAAAGGTGCGCCCGATCGCCGCGTAAAAAGTGTTTAAAAATTCCATACTCGCCGCATAGGCCGGGGGTGCGAACTTAACCCCCAACGGCACGATAAAGCACAAGGCCATGAACACTCCAAGTAAACCAAACCGCATTTTTTTGCTGAATACTTTCATTGTTTTTCTCCTTTTCTCTTAATAAAATTTTTAGAAACACGTAGAGACATCCCAATACCCAATACCCAATTCCCAATTTTGTGTTACTTAAAATTGGTTCGTGTAGCTTGAAATTGGTTTGTGTTACTGAAAATTGGTTCTTGCTACTTGAAATTGGGCATCATGTCTCTACGGATATACACGATTTTGTCTGAAACAAAATCATTCCTTCATCCCCATCCTTCCCCTGATAAACGCCAAATGCTGCGAGACTTTGTCCATGCGCACGAAGATCTCTTTTTTAAAATCCTTATTATCCTTGACCAATGCCGTCACATCCAGGCAGATTTGGTGTACATTTGCCGAACAACCCGGGTCCGGGCACTTGCCCGCGGGATCGCCCGGCATAGAGACGTTGCGCGCAACGTCTCTACGAAGGGATATGGTGACCAACCCCAACTTCTGCAAGGCCATGAAAATTCCGCCCAAGAGCACAATCAAACCCATGATCAATTCCGGTTTGGTGAGCGCATTGTAGATTTCAGTCACGATAAAATTTCCTCCTGAACGCGTAGAGACGTAGAGACGTAGCGCGCTACGTCTCTACGTATCGCGTCCGCGATAAAATGATTTCGTTTCCAACGAAATCATGGGGTCACGAATATCATCCCGACCGTCAGATCTTCGGCGTCGCCGTTGCCGCCGCTGGCCCTGGTGGCCTTGATTTCGATCGCTTCAAGCGTATTTATATCGTAGTAGGCGCTATCGAGATCGACTACCGTACTGTATTCCACGGCATCGGCCGCGATCGTAAGATTGGTCGATATCATATTTACATTGGCCCCGTTTATCTTCACGCTCACAACTCCATGCTGGCCGGTGTCGTGCAACCTGGAATAAACCCAATATTTTACAAGATACGAAGTAGGTAATCGCCAGATAAATTGCGATTTTAAATCGGACGCGATCAAGGTCAGGTTCGTCGCATCTTCATATAATCCGGGAATAATTATAATTATTTCGCGGACAACGCCCCCGTCATACGACAACGATGTGATCGTAGCGCTAAGGGGCGGCCCGTTGACGGTCAATAAATCAGAAGTAATAGCCTGCACTCTGCCATAATAAGTCGTTGTCCCGCTGATGACATAACGTAACGACATGCCCGGTAGAATCGAGGCCGTCCGATCGGATGTCATGGTCACGCTGCTGGTCGAGGCCGGGGTCGCCGTATAACCACCCTCCAGCTTTTTCCAACCGTGTAAAGTTTCATCCACGTCGGTATAAAGCAAAGCCGCGGTGCCGGCGCCCTTGACCGTTTGGCCCTCGGTTATTTTGATATGCCCGCGACTCGCCACGGTTAGATTGGCGTTCAGGGTGAACTCGGCCCCCGGCCGGATATCCAGATAAAAATTATTGGTTAAAGTTATCGCCGTCCCGATCGTGCAAGCCTTGGTCACGCCCGAACCGGAGTGCTTAAAAACCAAAGTGCACTTTTTGGAAGCGCCCACCAAAGTTTGAATATCTTTGATGGTGCGATTGCCCTGGACCGTGGTGACACCCGAGTCCGTCGCATTCATATCGATTTCATAGGTGAAATTGATGCCCTTGTCGTCCGCCGTAGCCGGTAACCCGCCCCAAACGAACAGACCCAACCCAAACATAATCGCCAACATAAAACTAATGAAATTTTTGTTTCCGATTTTCATAAATTCCTCCATTTTTTAACGGACGCTAAAAAATATGATTTTATCGCGTCCGCGATAAAATTTACCGTGTGTTTCGCGGTTAATTCTTCTCTTTCTCAAAATCTATTCCACAACGAATTGCTGTAATAAATATCCGCCGTCTCGCCCGGAGCGAGCACAATGTCGTTAAGCGCCCCGGCATAAATGTTGAACTCCCCGGTCCCGGTGTTTTTGACCCGGAAAGGCACGCGATCCCTAAACGTCCCGGTCGGCGTGAAATTGCGGTTCGCGCCGTTCGGATTCAGCAAATAAACCGCGAATAGCGTCAGGCCGTGATCCGCGAACGTTAGGTTCCCGGTCATGGTGTATGTTCCGCCCGGCAGGGCCCCCAAACCCAACATAGTCGGGGAAAGCGCGCTGTCGTCGTCGTCGCACGGCGTGAACAAAGAATACTCCACGCCCGTCAAAGTCGCGTCCAGAACGCTATCCGCGATCTGCACCGTGGTGTTGTCCGGCCCGGCATTATAAACGGCGGTCACAACTTCGGAATAAACGACGCTCGCGGTCAAACTGGCTTTCAAGCGCCGGGTGGCCGTGAAAATATCGGTCTGATCGCCCGGCACCGTAAAATGCGTGCCATCCACATAGGTGGTGACTAACGAAGGCGTAAACCATTGCGAAGGGCTCAGGGTGGTGGCCGCCTTGAGCGTGCCGTCCAAATTGAACGCCACGGCCAGGAACTGGGCCAGGGTGGATTTGCTCCCGCGCGCCGCGATCATCTCCACGCCGATGGAAGCCAAAATCGCGGTCTCCACCCACCCGTTCTCGCCTATGGCCGGGTTATTGGTATAAATATATTCCAACCCGTTCACGCCCCGGTCGGTGCGGAAGCAATGCTGGCCGGTCTGTGGAGTCGGCGAGGTGGGGAAAGTTGTCCCGGAATAATTGCTCTCGACGGTCTTAAAATTCGTTTCAAATTTGTTCCAGGCCCCGTCCCAAAGAGTCGTATTCGATACAAAAATATGTCTTGTTTGTCCCACGGTTCCCTCCATTTTTTCGCGGACTCGAAAAAATATGAAATTTTCTCGCTGCGCTCTAAAATTTTAAATCTTAACTAATAACTTATAGCCTCAAGATCGACCGTCCCGCTCACTTTCGCGTTCGCCGGATCGATCAAATCCACGTGGCACCCGGCGACCGTCTCGCTGCTGATCGACGGCATTTTGCTCGTTGATGAACTCTTCACGAATACGCGCACAAAAGGCTTTACATAAAAAGCCGTGCTATACGCGATATCCGTCCCGGTTGTCGCCGCGATCGCCACATTGAGAATCTCGTCGCGCCGGTCCACTACGTCCAGCGAGATAACCATGCTCGTGACTTTCAGGCGGCCGGTGCGCGAAGCGATACTCGCTTTCATTTTGACCTTGAGATATTGGAAAGTTTCCTGCACCGCGCCTTTATAGGGCTGGTAAGCGCCATAGGCGATGTCGTCGTCGCTTAAAGCATACGACAACGCATATTTCGTCGGCATGGTGATATGACCGTCCGTATCCATGGGATAGTCGTTATCCGTGCGCGTGGGATAACTCCCGTCCGTAGCGCCCATGTCCACCGCATCGAGCACAACCAGGAGCCTAATCCAGGCCTGATCTACTCTGCCCAGATCGATCGGATCGGTGACATACGCGCCGTTAGTGGGCCCGCCGTCGCTCAAATTCTTGATTTCAGCCGTGCCGTCGGTCCAGGTCGGGATATCGCCGTCGGTCAAACTAAATGGGAACATCAAAGCATGGTAAAGCGGCACGAAAATCATATCGATTATGGTGCCGTCCGCCGGGGTGGGCGTCTTGGTCATCTCGTCTTGCGTGGTCACGACGTTCAGACTTTCGTCGATATTGATCAAGGTCAAATCGGCATAGGTCGCCAATAGGCTATAAAGATCGGATGCGTCGATCGACTTGATCCAATAGCGGTAAGTTCCGTTGAACTCCGCCGTCAGGGCGTAGTGGTCGTGCTGGATTCCGGTGGCGATAATGGTGGCCGCTTCCCAGGTCACGCCCTGACGCAACTCGTAACCCCACAGATCCGCATCGAGGATATGGGACCAGGAGAACTCGATCGACCCACCGTTTTGCTTGGCCTGAAAACCGGTCACGGTAGAGGGCGGGTCGAGCTTGCCCATAGTGGTCAAAGTCGCCTTGGTCGCATCGCTAAAGGACTGTTTTTGCCCGAAGTAGTTGACCGTCAGCGCCGCGACCGTATAGGTCACCCCGATCGCCACGTTGGGGATGCGCAAATAGCCCAACTCGGCCTTGCCGTCCGAAACCCAACCGGCCCCGCAATCGTGCCAGATCTCCGCATAAGCGAACGCGGAACTATTGGGCCGGTCGAAAAAGACATCGATCGTGTCGTTGATGGCCCCGTCCGCGCCGCGCAAGATCAATTCGTCCAAGAGCAGATTTAAAACCGCCGGCAGCGTGACTAAGCTCGAATAATTGCGCGTGGGAATGGCGGGTTGCTCGAAATCGGTCAAATAAATGCTTGCATTATATTCGGCGAGCATGAGCGTGGCTTTTTGCGTGCCCTGCTCGCGCCGGATATTCATGACCCGGAACGGTTTGACGATCTTGCCGATCTTGCCGAAAGCGTATACGTCGAATTGCGTAGGGATCGGGTCGAAAGGCGAAGAGACGGTCAAAACAGTATAACTGCCGGGAACATTGGTCACATTGCGTTTCACCACCGCGTCGGTCGCCAGGCGGATCATGATGCCGTAGTGTTTGTCCGCCGCAACGGTCACGGTCTTGTCGATCGTGACGCTGGTCTCGTCCGCCGCCACGATTCGTCCGCCCTCGCCCCATTGGGGAACATCGTGCTGCACATTGATCACATCGCCCAACGTGCAGGCGATCGAATCGATATCCGCTTCTTTTTCGATCGAGCGCAAAATATATTGATTGCAAGCCAGGCGGTACAGGCCCGCGCGCCAGGCTTCCGAGGCCTTGGTGATGCCGAAGAGCTGCATCGAAACTTTGTTGACCGTGCTGTCGATGGCGGGATTAAAAACCGTCAACTTATCGCGCTGAAAATCGTTGGCCGCGTTTAAAAAATCGATCTCAAGCTCCGCGGCGCGGTCCTGAATGGGCAAAAACGTTTCTTTGAACGAGCCTTTGCCGATATTGCCGACCGTGAAAAGCTGCCCGGCCGTCCCGGGTTTGTCCACCACCACCCCGAGATTGACTCCGCGCCAAACGAATATGGCCCGGCCCACTTGGCAAACCTGGATGGCCGCTTCCCACATATTGTTTTCAATATCGAAACCGCCGTTGAACGTGATGCGCTTTTCGGTTCCGCCCGCGCCGTCCGGAACCAAGGTGTCGCAGAAGTCGGCCCACTCGACCCAATCGGCCAAGATCAAACGCGCAGGGTTCATGCCGTCATAACGCACTACGTTAAAATCGTTGTCGAAAACCGGTTGAGTCAAAATGTCAAAGGCCACCCAAGCCGGGTTATCGCTGCATGCCACGCTCCAGGTTTCGGTTACGTCGTCGTAAACCCGAACCAAGGCGCACTCGGCCAGGCACGAAAAACGCAAAACCCCGGAAAGTTGGTCGCTCGCCAAAGCCCGGATACCCACAAGCACATGGCGGGGATATTCGAATTGATCGTATAAAATCTCGCGCACCGAGTTCAAGTAGCAGTCATCGCCGTATTGCGCGGAAGTGTGATCCGCGCTCAGGTTTTCAACCTGGATCTCGTATCGATCTAACCAGGGCAAGTCCGGGATTAAAAACGTACGCCGAATGGGCGCAGTTTGGGCGCCGCTGATTGGGGCGTAATCCACTGTGCTCACGACCGTTTCCATGCTCGCGGTCACGACCCAGCGCCACGCACCCTCAACCCAATCGCCCTCTCTACCGCCGATCCAGTCGCGATAGGGGTCGCCCTCCTTATGACTGGCGGGGTTGGTGTCACCCTCTAAAAGTTCTTTCCAGGCTAATCCCATTGCTTCGCTCCGCTACACGATTACAGATTTGTAAGGTTTATAAGATTCTTATTCTTTAATCTTATGAATCTGATAATCTGATGAATCATCTTATGCTTGATCGTCCCCCGCTTGCCCATATCCTCCGCCGCCGATTCCGCCGATCGGTTCGCGGTTGCCGCCTTCGCTCGGTTTCCGCTCCACCCACCAGCCGGCCGACCAACGGCCGTTGTAAACCTTGACTTGCGTCGAAACCTCGCCCGAGGTAATCGCCCGCCAAACCGTGTCGCCCTTGCGCCGGATCGAAATGCGCACATTGACCGTGAGCTGGTCCAACCCGCCTTGCGCGTTCGCATAAAACAACCCTTGCGGAAAAGTGATCTCCGTTTCCAGGGCGTGAAAATTGTTGCCTATGGTGGTGTAAACATAAGGCGAATCCTTGACCACCTTGACCGCTAAAGGGTATTCGTTACGCGTCGCGATAAAAGTGTTGAGCACGGGTTGATTGAGATTGCCATAGCGCGTTTCCAGGGCCACGCCCTTGAAACTTTCAAAAGGTTGATCGTTTGTTTTAAAGCTGTAAAGTCTTTGAAACGGCCCCAAACCCAAATCGACCAACGCATTGGCGAATGATTTTTTTCCTTCCGTCTCGATATTGGCCGCAATAATATTGCCGAAAAGCTTGTTGACCCCGTACCACTTGGGCACCATCAAGCCCTGCTGTTGCAAGGTCTGCGGGTTCCAGCCGTACGATTGGGAGTTGTCGAGCGTGTCCATGGTGGGCAACTTGGCTTTGGGCGGCGGCAGCAAAGCATTGACGATCAAACCGCCCACGATCATGACCGCGCAAGTCATAATCGTGGCTGCCATGCCGGTCAAGCCCAAGGCGGGCGCCACATAAGGCGCCACGATCGCCACCACGATCATGAGTACGATGCGCAAAACACTCTTGTTATCCCCGCCCCCGCCTTCGATTCTCGGCATAAAAAGTATCTGATCGCCCGCCCGCGGGTAGATCCTGGAAAGATCGACCGACGACCGTTTATCGCCGACCGCAGTCGATTGTTTTTCGTCCGTCATCGGTCGTCGGTCATCCGTCGTTTCAATCAACGTCCCGTTGATTGAAATACAAACCGGCATCCCCGCCGGAATATGCGCATCGCGGATCTCCAACAACGACTCGCCGTGATACTCCACCGGCACCAGATCGAAATCCGCCCGGTCAAAAGGGTTGTGAATTTTTATCAGCGTTAGTTTTTCCAAAACCAAAATCCATTTCTCACACAAAAAACAATTTCAAGTAGCACGAAATTGTGATCACAAAGTCACAAAGGTTTTAAAAAACAAAAAAAAATTCTTAACTTTGTGTTCTTTGTGATCACAATTTCGTGCTGCTTGAAATTGTTTTTTGTGTGAAACTTCTTCATTTCTTTCTTCCGTCATATCGCCAATAACCGTCAATTTTGTTTACCCACAACAACGAATCCAGTCTTTCCACGCTCACCGAACTTTGTTTCAAAATATGAATAAAACTTCTTTTATCTTCCAACACCACCCCGATATGCGTCACGTAAGGCGGCCGCAAAATAAACGTCACGATGCAATACGGCTCTGGCTTGACTATTTTCACGAACAATGCCTTATGCTCGTTGATCAAGGCATCCACCCGGTCGTATTGAAATTTATCTTCCGCCATGACCTCTGCGCACAAATGCTTATATTCCAACAAATCCATGCCCAACCGCCGGTAAACCTCCCGCACGAGCGACCAGCAATCAAACCCCTCTTCAATGAAGTTCCCCCCATGACAAAACTTCGCCCCGAGCAAATCCTGATATTTAAGCTTATCCAAAATGCTTACCTCTTAAATAGCGCGCAGCGCGTTACATTTTTTCGCGTCCGCTAAAAAATCAAGCCAGGCGTACGGCGCCGTTTAGACCCGGAAACCCGCCATACCGCCGCGAATTCCCATGCGCCCGACAATCCGCGAGCGTTCTTTTGCAAGTCGCCAAAACCCCGCCATAGGCGCATTCAACCGATCGATAACTCCACCCGCAATGATTCGCGATATAGCGATAGAGCGGGAAGCGCCGGCGCATAGGATTGGGCGCCCCCAAATGAAACGTCACCCACAAATCGCTTGCCTCCGCGCCCAGCACGTCATAGTTCAGGGTCAGCTCCGCGTAATCCGACGTCAAATGGCCGGAACTGACGATCATAACCGTCGCGCTTGCGCCCAGGGCGCCGTTCAACTCTTCCAGATACGCTTGCAAAATCCGCGTAACATTCGACACCCGCAAACTCAAAGTCGGGATCTCGCCTTTGCTCGTTTGCTGGTCCGGGTCGATATCGAAATTGATCGCCGTGTATTCCCGGCCCCGAAACGTGATATTTTCGGTGTTGTTGACCAGATGAAATTCCGTCTCGCCCTCATCCGGCAGCACCACGTCCATAAACAGCAGCCACGCATTGGGCGTGGCCAGCTTGTTTTTCTCAACCAATAATTCAGACGGTAAAGACTTCATGAAAAACCCATTCCACACAAAGGCACAAAGAACACAAAGTTAAGAATTTATATTATTTTTTAAAACCCTTTGTGACTTTGTGATCACAATTTCGTGCTGCTTGAAATTGTTTTTCGTGTGATACCCTCCTAAACTTGCTCCAAGTCAAACTCAAAATTCCACCCAAACTCCGTGATCGTGTACTTTATGGGCTTGGCAAACCGCACCACATACGTCACCGAACTTTTCGGGTGAGTCCAATTGAATGAATCCGCCCCGCCGTGCACCGTGGTTGTCTCGAACGTGTCCAGGGTCGATTGATCCGTATCGGTCATGTCGCGGTAAAGCACGCCCGGAAATTTCTTGCGCAAGCGCGTGAATTTCGCCCGCGTATGCACATACCCGCCCTCGAAATCGCTTTTCAAAACCGCATCTTCGTGCTCGTGCGAAAGATCGTATGAAGGCGGTTTGCTTAATGTGGGAAAATTAGCCATATTTCGCTCCGCGAAAAGTGTGAACGTATGAAAGTGTGAATGTTTGAAATTTCAAACGTTCAAACGTTCTCACGACATGATTTTGCGTCCACCCAATACCCAATTTTGTGCTGCTTGAAATTGGTTCCGCAAAATCATTATCGCACGGTTTTATTTAACTCCTTGAATCGCATGCCTCAACGATCCATACGAATCGATATTTTTTAGCACCACGCCCACGATATAACTCTCGCCGTCGAACTTGACCCCGCTCTGCTCCGCCTTGACCGGCGTGCCGCTTTCGTTTTCCAAATTAATCACCACGTTCACATTGCCCCCGCCGCCGGCCATGCCGCTATTGAGCCGCCCCAGGTTCGCCATGCCCCGCCGGCTCAGCACACCCTCGCCCGTTTGCAAAATAGCCGGCCGCTCGTCGCCCGATAACCCGCCCGAATGATAACGCGGCACATACCCGCCCGCGTGCATGACAAGCCCGCCTTGGTGCATGACCACCCCGCCCTGGTGAAACATGCCGCCCATAATGCCGCCCACCAATTGCTTGACAATCAGGTTT